TTACCGCTTCGCCAACCAATACGCGTGCAGTGCTCGTGCTGCCGGTTCGAGTTCGCTGACGCGTTGCTGGTGTGCTTGCACGTCCAGGTCGGCGGGCAGTTCGAAGTTGTCCTGTTCGGCGCACCAGGAGATTTTTTCCAGCAGTGCTGCCTGTTCTGCCGGCAGCGCCGGCCAGTTGCCGATGGCCGCGCCGCGGATGTAGCCAAAACACCATTCTTCGGCCAGGGTCACGTTCTGGCCCTGGTGTTCGGTTTCGTCGAAGCGAGCCTTGAAGCCCTGGGCATCGGTGGCCAGCTGGCTTGCCAGGGTGTTGATGTGGCGCACGCACAGTTCGAGGAAGCTTTGCGCTTCATCCATGTTGTTCCACTCCGGGTTCTGGCCGCCCCAGATCGCCGGGAACCACTCAGCCACATCCACCTGCGCCGGGCTGGACACCAAGGCGGTGAAGTAGCCGTCGAGTTCGGCCAGGTTCAGCACCGAATGGTCGTCGCCGTACTTGAGCAGGGTGTTTTCGATGAACTCGAATTCGGCAGGGGTGAGGGGGTGGGCGTGCATGGGCATATCCTTTAAACGTCGAGCGCCGCGAATTGATGCCGAGCGCGAAAAACTCACGCTGTAAACTGAGATAAACCACTTCAGGATCTTTTGCATCCCTTGCAACAGAATGTCAAAACAGGTCAGAAGGTTGGTCTGAACATCCAAAATGATGATCGAGCCATCCTCCGCATTAAAACCCTTACCACCACCGATCAGGACTACATCACCCGAGTAGTGAAACAAGCCACTCAGGGCGCACTGGGCGCTTCTCTAGTGAAGGGAAGTATGTCGACTCAGGCCAGTCGCGCAGGTCCTGCCGGTAGGCCTGCAACTGCTTATATTGCGCGATGGTGAGTGTTGTCGGACGCTCGGCCTCAACTTCATCCCGGTGACGTGCAATCAGTGGGTCAGTAAGCAGCAGCGCTTTATCTCGCAAGGCACGCTCGCGGCGTGCCATTTCTTCCGGTGTTGGCCCTGGAGCAGGAACAGCCTTAGGGCGCCCTTGCTCATCGCTGGTCAATACTGAAAAGCTTGTGGCAATAGTCGCTTCGATAGCCCGATGCTCATCCTCTGAAACATCGACAAGTTCGTCTTCCGCAGGTAACAAGCAATTGGGGTTTGGCACCTCAATTAATGGTGCAACAGCGGACGGATCAGGCGTATCAATCAATGGTTGCACGGCTTCAAGATCAGGAATATCTACAGTAGGAGCTACCGCATTCACGTCAGGAACCAAAACCGTCTCCGGGACATCAACGGCCCCCTCTTTCCACTCCGGGTTCGGAACCTCAACCAACGGTCGACTCCAGCCAGGCATTGGCCCCTTTACCACCGGAGTACTCCATGCAGGGTCCGGCACTTTAATCATCGGCGGCTTCCAATCTGGATCGGGGATCGATATCAGTCGAGTGCCATGGAAGTCGTCACGATAAAAAACATTCTCCCGCGCGCTGTAAAAAATCTTCAATTGTTATCTCCCGCGAGCTGTGATGATGGCCGTCAGTGATGCTGGCTGGACCGATTGTTGAGCCTCATCAACTTGTAATCGGCATCCATTAACGGTTCCCATAGAGTAATAAGCCGTTGTTATGTGTCGTACGGATGCATCGTTACTCCGCAGGACGATAGACGTGACATTGATAAAGGCATTAGGAAATGCGAATGGCCAAGTCACATCTATGGTGGCGCCACCTCCTGGGATGTCCCCAATGAGCACCTCTTTCCATTGAACAATTTCTCCGGTGTCAATATTTTTTGTATAGCCGTTAGCGGTTAAGTTTGCCGCGTCAACGACAGACGCCGGCCGAAGTCTGACGACCTCACTATTTATGGTTCTGCGCATGTATGGCGCAGCAGTCGGTGATGCATCAACAAACCCAGCGAAGTCTGCGTTGTCTGCCCCAAGACGGCCAGCCACAGAGGTGGCTACAAACGCGCAGTTAGCAATATACGGACCCGAGTAGCCTGGGCCTTGCGTCGACACGGCTGTGTTGCTGGTTATTGCAGGAACAAACAGCGCTGTCGGGACCGTCAGAATCCCGCTGTAGCTGTACGTCATCGTAGGGCCGGTGACGGAGTTATCGGCGTTAACAGTTCGCCAAGTAAATCCACCAGTTCCTGAACTTCGATTGCAAACCGAATTGAAAGCGTTAGTAAACTGCCCGTCAGTTCCGTATGAAACGAATGCCCCTGGGTTGTTAATAGGCAAAGAGTTAGCAGTAATACATATGCTGTATAAACTAGGCGAGTAAGGACCGCCGGATGTTGGCAGCTTCCCAGAAAGGGAGTTGTCTACCTGGGTCTTGGTGTAAGCGTCCGAGATGCCATAGCCGCCCAACGACGTCGCCTTGTTGGCCTTAGCCGCCAAAGCGTTAGTCATGGTCGTAGCAAAGTTCGGGTCATTGCCCAGAGCAGCGGCAAGCTCGTAGAGTGTGTCTAGTGCTGCCGGTGACGAGTTCACGAGGTTCGATATTGCCTGCTGAATCGCAGACGTAGTCTCGGGCTTGGTGAAGGCATCTGTGATGCCATAACCGGCCAGGGTTGTTGGATTACTTGCTCCCGTCACCAAGCCTTTAACATTGATAGTGACCTTGGTGTAAGTACCTGCTGCGACACCGGTATCAACGAGCGTTAACGCTATTTCTGTATCGCCAGTACCGTCATAGCTACCACTTCCACTTACCGCTCCCTTGAACTTTAGAGTTCGGGAAGCCGCCAATCGAGTCGCTTTACCTACCGTCGTCGTACCGTCGATGATTTTCGCAATCGCCGCTCTTAACCAGGCTGTCCGATTACCCAACTGCTCTGCCTGTTTGTTGGCGATGCCACCAGGCCCACCCAGGACGCGATCAGACGTTTCGATCTGATAAGTGCCCTCAGCAAAGTCTTCTGTTTCCGGCAAGTTAGCCATTAAGCACTGCTCCCATGGTTGTACAGCCCGTCATAGCGAGCGGTGCCGTTGTATCGAATGGCCGCGGCCTGGTATTCAAGCGAGGCAAGGCGACGCCCTGCAGGCGCGATGGAGGACAACATACGGCGTATAACGTCCGCCTGGTCGTTGGTAATGGGGTCTTTGAAAATCACGCGATAGGCAGCCCAAGCGCGGGAATCGCCATATACATAAAGCCCGTCGAAGGCGATGCTGCCGTCGTAAGTGCGTCCTCCGAGCCCTTCCTGGAGTTCGACCTCACCGAAGCCCAGCAAGCGAATGATCTCGCGGATCGCCCAGGGCGTTCCCTTATAGCGGTGCAACTCGACAGCGTTTTTGATCAAGTTTCTACGGGCATCCTCCGACTCAGCCAAAATCCAGACTGCCTCATCAAGCAGGCTGAACTGGTCGGCCAGCACGGGAAGCAACGGTGCCTTTACCAAGTCGACGAGGTAGACCAGCATTGGGTTCAGATCAATGTCGGCATGTCGCTCTTCCAACAGCTTGCACAGCAGTGAAAAACGCTCATCGCCCGCCAGTGCGGGCGGTAATGTCAGATCAGCCATCGGCGGTCCCCGAGTAAAGGATCTCGATGCTGGAGCAATCCGCCCAGCCATGGCGTGGGAGGTCTAGCGTTGCAGCCGGTAACTCCAGGGCAGATCGATACACGCCCGCCACTTGAAGCCTGGCGTTGAGTTGCTCAGGAACGATGTCTATGCCAAGCCCGACACGCAGCTCCTGCGCGTAAACCTCAGCCGCCCCTTGCACAGCAGCCAGCGTGGATTCCTTGTCGGCCCAGGAGTAAAGGGTGATATGCGACTTGATACGCCAGTCTGTCCTGGCTGGCATCTGGGCTCGTACCGTGTCACACAAGGGGCGCAACTTTTCCCCGCTCAGATAGCTTTCGACTTGTTCCAGAAGGTTCGTCGTGGGCATTCCTGCTTCAGTCAGCGGGTGAATCGCGACCTCGCCATCTGGCAGGCCGTCGTCGGGGCCACGCACTGCCACATCAATGATGGACTGGTGAACTGACAGCGCGTGGTATCTGTATGCACCGCGACTGCCTGCAGTGGTGTAAGCCTCAGGGGCAAGTATGATCCGTTGCTTATAGCGGTCATCAGACTCGTCCTCAACGCCATCGGCCGGTATGGCGCTGTTGCTCGCAGTCAGCCCAACGAACGGTTGGCCAACCAAGGTGTTGATCTGGCCGATAGCCCAACCATTTCCAACCACACCCACTGTTTCGCAGATCGCAGACACTTGTACTGAAAGTGTCCCTGCCTTAATTACCGCGTCCTGGCGCGTGAGGAACGCTACAGCACCGTTTTGATTGGTGATCCGTGTGTTTTTCGGAATCAGGCGATCCTGGGGCTGCGGCTGCGATGCAACGAACAAGAAGGGGCTGACTGCTCCAACCGCCAACAACCGGGGGGTGCCGACCAGGTCGCCCAGGTAATCTAGGATTGGACCAGCGCTGAAACGCACCAGGAGCTTTTCCCCGGCGCTCTGAATCGCTGCCTTGATACGGGCCTCGGAATAGGCCACCTGGTTAATGAACAGGCGCTCAATCTGAGCCGGGAACAGCGATTTGCCTGAGTCTCGCTCGTAGAGGGCAATTAGCTCGGCCTCGATCTCTGCGGGGTCGATTTTCACGAACTCGGGTTTAGGCAGCTCGCGCATATGGCACCTCGGTCAGTTGAGGAATGCCGTCGGCTACACGCCATTGCACACGCACAGTGATGTGCTCGACATCAATGCTGACTTGTACCTGGACGACTGATACGCGGGTTTCCCAGCGGCGAATGGCGTCGACGGCTTCACGCACCAGGTGCGGAGTGACTCGGTTTGTGGGCCAGTCGATATATAGATGTAGGTCGCTGCCGAACTCAGGCCGGTGTGCATCGCTGCCCTTGGGGGTGGTCAGGATGATGCGGATAGCCTGGTCGATGTCGCGCAGACCTTCGACCACCTCGCCGGACGTGCCGAGGGCGGGCTGCCAGTGGGCGGCGGTGATGCTGGTGTAGGGAGTGGGCGTCGTCATGCGCCCATGATGGGAAAACCAACTGACGGTGGCTTTTAATCGAGTTTAAAGACCAATCCAGTTAGATTAGCGAAAACAACTGGATGATGGGTTGGTATCAATGAGCAAAGTCGATGGTACGCCAGGTTACAGAAAGGACAGCTTCAATTGCCCGCGTTGTGGCGCATTTGCCGGTATGAAATGGAACGACTTGCTTCTGAATCTCAATGAATACGCGTCCATAGCTCTTTCGCTCTGTGATGCCTGTCGTAAGCCAAGTGTTTGGATCAATGATGAAAGCGGTATCTCCAGGGGATCAAGGGAAGGCAGGCCGTTGCTAGGACTTTTAGGTGGCACTCGAGCCCTGATATTCCCTCAAGAATGTGTTGCTCCTCAGGCGGAGGAGGATATGCCTGAAGGGATCAAAGCGGATTATGAAGAAGCCAGATTGGTTTTCAGCCACTCGCCTCGCGCAGCGGCTGCACTGCTTCGACTGTGTGTGCAGAAGCTTTGTGAGGAGCTTCTAGGCAAACCAGGAAAAATCCACAACCAAATTGGTGAGCTTGTAGAGTTGGGGTTGCCCAGCCGACTGTTGAAAGCGTTCGATACCATTCGTATCTTCGGAAATGAGTCGGTGCATCCAGGAACTGTCAATCTCAATGACAGCCCAGAGGTCGCGCTTGCGCTCTTTACCCTGCTGAACATTGCCGTTCGTCACTGCATTACAGAAGAGAAAGAATTAGAGGCGATACGTGCATTAACCCCTGAAAACAAACGACGGGACATCTAGCTAATGGCTGTGATGGTTTGAGTTTCCACCACCATCCATGATGGTGCCGGTAGCTTCGACGCTTCCGTCGACCAGCAAACTACCTGTTATTGATAGGTCTCCGATCAGGGAGACCTGAGGCACATTTAATGTTGCTGAAGGCGCCTTGACCACGACCGGCTCTCCGGCTTCAACAGTGATATTTCGCCCGCACTTCACACGCAATGCCCCAACACAATCAAGTGTCATGACTCCTGCAGCTCGGTCGTAGGTTGAAACCGTCCCATCGCTGAAGCGGACATAGTCGGTATCTTCATCTACAACTGGCGGTGGCTCAGCAGTCGAGTAGATCCCGCCCAGGTACACACCACCGACACCATCGGCATCGAGCAGCACCGCGACCTGCTCCCCCAACTCGGGCATCAGCGGGCGGCGCTGAGTACCCTGCGTATTGCGCTGTGGCACGTGGAGCCAGTAGCTCTCAACACCATCACGATCATCCAGACGGACTCGCACGCGACAGGTTGGGTAATCCACAGCGCTGATCTCACCGTACTCAAGCTCAATGCCCATCAGGCCACCACCTCGTGTTGGATGCCGTAGGTCGACAGCGCCAGGTCAGGCTTGGTGTTGGCCAGGCTCAGGTTGATCGAGGGTGCCGAAATGCGACACAGCTCTTTATCCACGGTGTAGCCAGTTCGGCTGACACGGTGATGCGAGGCCGTGATCAGGTAGTTTCCGCCAAGTTTGCCAGCGGCCACCAGGGTGACGATGTTGCCGCTGACAAGGTCAGGGCGCCCCATACAGCTCCAACTGCCTGTTGTTCGCTCGCGGTTGGCTTTGGCCAGGTCGGCTTTGGCCTTGGCTTTGGCGACCTCCGCTGAGGCACTGCGCTTGCGCTGTTTCTTCGTGTCAGCGCTGGTTGTGGCCTTGCTGGAACTGCTGGGCACGGCAACGGTTTCGCCATTGACCATCTTGTACGCGATCAACTGTTTTTTGGCAGGCTCTTTGTGTTTCACCTCAATAGCCTTGGGCACCACCGTAATCTGGTCACGCAATCGCACGCTGGCGAGGTCCTTCAAGATCAAACTGGCTACAGATACGCCACTGGCCAGCTCGCTGATTGCGTGAAACACCATGCGTTTGCCGGTGACCTTGAAGGCATAGTCGTACTCGCCAGCCAGGTTTCGGAGGAAGGCCAGGTCCGACTCCTGTTGAGTCAAGCGGTCCAGTTTGATTGGCTCGATACGACCAACTAGCTCCAGCCCCTGACGGTCGGCAATCTGTTTGGCCACAACGTCCAGCGTCATGTTTTCGTAGGCTTTATGTTCAGTGGTACGCAGAGCGGTCTGAATGCCGGCAGCGAGGGCACGAATGCTGATGGTCGACGGCGGGCAGTTCAGTTCCACCTCGTCTATTTCAAAGCTGCCCACCGCCCGTAATGGCTTGCCTTCCCAGCCTATGGACAGTTTCAGGGTGTCGCCATGTCCCGGATACCAGGCGTCCCGCCACTTGCCCTCGGTGTCCTCCAGTTCGACCTCCAGGCTATCAGCCTCACCCGTCAGAAAGTCGGAGTAGGTCAACGACAGCAGGTGCTTGCTGATGTCGCGGGTGATATTGCGTTGCTGGTAGGTCAGCACGAAGCGCGCTTCGGGTACCTGAGCGGGAATCAACGCATCCATGGTGGGAGATCCTCGGTCGACGTCACGGGGTCCAGCATAGGGATGGCCAGCGTCAGCCCAGCTGGAAGCGCGGCGGTGATGGGCACATGGGTGTTTGCTTCGACGATAGGCAAATAGCGGTGAGCGTCACCGTAGTAGCGCCAGGCTAATTGATCCCAACGCTCTCCCTCAGTGGTTACGTGGGCGATAAACATCAGGCTCTCCTGGTCAGGACTTGAGCTGCCAGGCCTGCGAGGCGGGTACTGGCGCTGTTCAGGGTGGTGGCTGCCTGTCCAAGGGACTCGCGGGAGCTGGCAAAGCGGTCGACGATGTTGCCCAGGTCTACTGGATTGAGACTGGACCGGGAGCCCATCACGCTACCCAGCACGGAGTCACTCAGACGTGACAGATCGGCGCCGTCATCGAGCAGGCCTGCCGCGTCCTTGAAGCCCTGGAGCGGCTCAATAGCCCGAGCGGTGATGCCGAGCAGTTGCGGCACCTGCCCAAGAATCATGGACGGACTGCCGCTTTTGGTGGAGTCGTACACGTTCATTCCCGCACGCAAGACGTTGCCCACGGTTTTTGCATGAGCAATAGCCATCTGCGTTGGGCTGGCAGGCGGCGTCAATTTAGAAATCAGCCCCGGAGAGCCAGTCACTGCTGCAGGAGTGCCACTCAATGCCGGATCTAGCAGCCCCGGCCGGAGTACCTTACGGTTAAACGCTCCCGTGTATTCCTTGAGGCTTACCTGGACCGTTGCGGCGGCGATTTGGCCCACAGCGGTTCCCCGTCGCATGGTGTTGCTGATGTCGGTGATGACGTAGGCGCCCAAGTACTCGCCGCTGCCCATCACGAATGCCAGCGGCTCGTGCTTGCTCTTGGCCTGGCGCAGTGCGCGCAGCCGCTCCTCGGGATCACCCAGCAACGGGTGCAGGACCATCGTCAGGTTGCAGGTGTCCAGTCCTTCGCCAATCCACTCCAACAAGGGCTTGCCTTGGATACGAGCATGCTCCGCCCAATCGGCTGTGCCGCTTTGCTCCAGGCCGCTGATGCCGCCTGCAACGTCGAACTCAATGTCTCCCAGGATCGCGAACATCAGGCAAAGCCCTCGTCAGGTGACCCGTAGCTGCGGCGACGTTTATCGTGGAAGTAACGATCCATGTTCTTCACGAACTCGGCATAGCCTGCTTGCAGCCCCTGGGTGACCTGTTCACTCACGTTGGGTCCACCCGGAACATTGATCTGGGGAGAGAAATGGAAAGTAGGCGCCGCGCCTGCACCTGGTGTGCTGCCCTGACCGGAACCTGCGAAGCTACCCATCATGCTCGCCCTGGACACCTCAGTCGGGTTTGGTGGCAGCATGTCGACCTTCGATTGACCCGCCATGCTCAGCGCCGCCTTGCCCACCAGGTCGGATTGAGCGGTGATGCCAATGGCAGCGCCTTCGCTGATGTTTGCGCCATACCCCATGAACACACGGCTGGGCGACTGGATGCCCAGGGTTTCGGTAAACCAGCCCTTAATAGATGAGCCAATGCCCAGCACACTGTCTTTCAATGCACCGGCCATGTTGCTGATGCCGTTGACCAGTCCTGTCACCAGCATGCCGCCGAACTCACTGAACTTGCCGGGCAACTCAACCCCGAAGTAGCTCATCACGCCAGCGAAAGCACGGTAGAACAGCCCCAGCGGAGAGAAGTCCAGGATCAAGCTTGTGATGCCGGACAGCCCGCCGTTGAAGCCAGCTTTGATCTCAGTCCACAAGCCGCTGAAGAAGCCTTTGATGGGCTCCCAATAGCGGTAGATCAGATACGCGCCCAGGGCGATGCCGGTGATCAGCAGGCCGATGGGGTTCATCAGCAACGCTCTACCCAGCCAGAGGACAGCTTGACCAGCGAGCTTGAGACCGAACAACAACGTCCCGCCGAGGATCTTGCCCAGGAACAAACCACCACGCGCCACCATCATCAGCGGTGCGCCGAGTGCCATAGTGACGCCGCGTAAGAACAGGCCGCTGTACCGGGCAACCGTGAGCAAACCGCTGCCAATACGTGTGAGGCCGGTGACTAGGGGCGCGAACTTGCCCATCTGCCACATGCCACGCAGCAGAGTCCATTTGGCGGACACAGTAGTGATGGTGGTGGACATCGCCACGAACGGTGACATCACCAGGTTGGCGCCATAGGCGAGACCGATGAAGGCCAGTTTGCCTGCCAGCAGGCCGCCGACGAGGCCGACAACACCTTTGATGATGGCGGGGTTTTCGCTTGCCCAGGTGGAGAACGATGCCATCAGCGGCACCAAAGCCTTGGTAACATCTACTAGGGCAGGTAACAACGCATTACCTACTGAAATACCTATGTCTGAGAGATTGATTCTTAAGTTTTTCAGCTGCTCTTTAGAGCTGCCCATTCGCTTCGTCCAATCCTCATCCAGTACACCTTTGTCGGCAGCACCTTTACTACCGGCTTTAATATCGCCTAAGTCTTTTTGGTTCGCGAGCGCAGGACGAACAAACGAAAGTACTTGCTGATCAACAAACAGCTCTCCCAAATTGTAGGCTTCATCCAATCGGGCGAGCGCTATTTGCTTTTCTTGGTCATCTTTTAAGTCGAGCGCTTTCCCATATTGGGCAGCAGCTTCGGGCGCCTTCTTCCCAAGGTGTACCGTCAGTATTTTGATCATCGCTTCAGCAGGCGAAAGACCTTCGCTGACTAAGTTCTTCATGCTGCTTTTAAGATCAATACCCGCCTTCTCAAAGGCCTTTATTGAATCTGGAGCGGTAATTTTTGAAAGAAAGTTTTTGAAGTTGTTAGCGGCCTCATCATTTGTGCCTGCGCCACGCCGAGCTATTTGCAGTGACGCTCCGATTTCAGCAACGGCTCTTTCGCCTGTAACCCCTAGTGCAGCGAACTGTGGGGTCAGCTGTGGCAACCACTTTGCCATGTCAGCGAGTTCGAACTGGCCGCTTTTCCCGGCGAATGCCAGCATGTTCATTGAACGCTCTAAACCAGCAGCGCCAATACCCAGGTTATCGTTCAGTGCAATAGCAACAGAACCAAGATCGTCCATGCTAGCCCGGGTTGCGGTCGCGGACTTGGCCATCACTGGAGCGTAAGCAGCAAGTTCCTTGGCGCTCGATATACCCCCCGCGATCAAGACGCCCGTGCCCTTGGCCACGTCGGTTTGAGTTTGGTTCCATCTCAACGCCGCCCCACGCATCACATCACTAAGGCGTTTTTCCTCGGCCTCGTCGAAGCCGCCTGTAATGGCAATGTCACGGGTCTGGTCTTGAAAATCGATAGCCGTACGCATCGACTGCACCACTGGCGCGCCCAGGGCGACTCCAGTACCGATGGTCTCCATTGCCTGGCCACGCAGATCCCCACGCTTGTTCTTCAGCGTTTCGCCACGAGCAATGCTGGTGTTGAGACGCTCCTGTTTCGCCTTGAGCTGTTCAATGGTGCGGCCGACCTGGTCGTATTGCCGCCGAAGACGCTCGACGCCGGTACCGCCTCTGGCGATGGACGCCGCCAACTCTGTGCCCATCAGCTTCTGCTTGGTGGTCAAGCCATCGGTAGCGCGGCCCAGCTGCTGCACAGTGGATTTAGCCGAGCCAAACGCGGCGTGCAGGCTGCCCGATACCACGGCACCAATCTTTAACCCGACCAGGACTTCATTAGCCATAATTTGCTACGCTGCAAGCATGTTTGAAAAAGCCGCTCTGCTCACCGCCAAAACCCTTTATGCACTGGCCATCGGCGTCGGTGTGATCTGGCTTGCCTGGCTCTGCCTGGCGAACCTGCCCTTGTGGGCGGCGGTGCTGATGTTCTGCCTAGGACTGCCGTTGCTGGCCCTGGCAGCCGCCCCTATCGCAGCGGGCGGCGCATTATTGGCGGGAGTGGTAGTGGGGTTGGTAGCTTTGATCAGCGGTTCATTTGCTCGGAAAGTTCGATCCGGCGGTTGATCTCTCGCTCACAAACATCAACCCAAAACCAGTACCGCTCCATCTCCAGCTCGTCGATCTCAGACGGTTGCATCCTCAGTACCAGGAGCAGCGCTTCGTCCCAGGAATGCAGCAAGGTCTCCTCCGCCCACCATTTCCCGAAACACCGCACTGACTGTTTTCGAGTCAGCAATGTCCAGGTCCATCAAGTCCTCCACGGTCATGCCGGTCATCTTCGCTACAAGATGATCTTCCATGGCCGCTTCGTCTTTGGAGTTGCTCTGGGCGTTACTGAGGTCTTTACGTTTGAGGCGAGTGATCGGCAGCGAAGTGATCTGTTCACCTGCAGCGGATTTGAAAGGGAACTTGAGGGGGATACTGAGTTTGTCGGCCACGTTCGTTACTCCAGGTTGATCAAGTGATCGGTTGCTCGAGAGCCCTGAGTGTCGCGCCTGGCCGTGGCGCTGGCTTTTAATCTAGTTTAAAGAAGAAGCCCCGCACAATGGCGGGGCTTCGGTTTTGCCGTCCTGGCGGCTTCGATCCATCGAAGCGATCCTATCGGTCTTACGCCTGACCGATGTTCTTCCGGTACTTGGACAACTGATCCTCACCGCCTACACGGAAGATGTTGGACAGGTAGTCCAGTCGCACGATTTCCTCACCGTTCAACAGCTGGCGCACGTACGTGGCCGAGAACGGCGTTTCGAACTTGGTGGGGTCACGTGGTTTGTAACTGCCCAGGGCGTATTCCTTGAAGGTCACTGTCATCAGGGTGACCAGGGGGATTTCATCCACCAGCCCCGCACTGTTGAACACTTGTACGTTCGAACGGCACTGCAGCTGAACACTTTTGAACGGTGTGGCCAGCTTCTTCGCCGCATCGTAGTAGAGGCTGTTCCACACGATCTTGCCTTCCAGCTTGTCGAGGCCGTCAGGCAATTCAATCAGGCCGACCATGCCCAGTCCTTGGAAGTCAGACATGACGGCTTTGACCGTGCCGAGTTCGATCTCCTCGCAACGAGCAAAGAAGCTGTTGCCATCCAGATATACGTTCGCGTTGGCGATCCGATGCGCGCTAAAACCAGCCATTATTCGGCTCCCAGTTTGACCAGGTATTCCCCGGTGATTTCGGTTTCAAAGGTGCCGCGTTCAAAGGGCACCGGCACGGTGAGCTTGTAGTTGATCAGCAGGTTGCCCAGTTCGATCTGCGTCTGTGGATTCCGTGTCGGATCAAACCAGCACTCACCGCCGAGCAGAGCCTCGTCGCCGATCAGCTTGCGGAAGAACTGGTTGACGCTTTCAGTCAGGCTGTCGATCAGCGAGTTCGTGATCGGCATGTCAACGAACTGCAACGAGCTGTAGCGAATCGATTCGTCGGCCACATCCTTGGTCCGGCGCACGTTTTCGAAGTTGCGCATATGGGTCACGGTGGGCCATGCCGCCGTTCGGTTGCCCCAAAGACGCAAGCCGGTACCGAACGAATTGAACACGGTGGTCACGCCGTTTTCGTTAAGCAGGTTGACTTCGCTGTTCGGATCGTCGACCCGCGCCGTCAGCGGCCGTTCTAGACCAATGACCCCAACCAGCTCCTGGTTGGAGCTGGACCACCAGTACCCCTTGTCGTTATCTACCTTGGCCCGTAGGCCAGCGGCACGGATCGACAGAGGCTGTAGCCGCTCGCTGTTGGTGCGTGCGTTATAGACTTTAACGTGCGGGTAGCACAGACGCGCCCGGTCGCTGCTGGTATTGAAGTTAATCACGCCAAGTGGGCCGCGACCCGCAACGACTTGCTGCACGGTACTACCGATGGGCGCATCAATGTAGGCGACGCCGCCCAGTTGGGTTGCTGACGCGATCAGCTCCACGCTCACTGGGCCCAAGGTGCTGAACCCAGGCGCAATGAAAATCTTGGGGAAGAAACCGAACAGGTTGTAGCTGTCCGGGAACGCCTTCAGGCCCGTTCGCCGACCAGCCAGGGTGACCGAGCCAATGATGTCAGCGGGAGTAACCTTGCTCGGATCAGCGTGGGTGTAGTCAGCCTTGACCTTTGCTCCTACGGGGATAGCGCCTGCTGACATGCGCGTGACGCTGCCGGTCAGCAGGTTCACGGAGTAGTCGGCATCCGGCACGTAGGTGATGGTACCGTCCTCGGACTTTAACGCCAGTAATTGCAAAGCACCGTGCTGCAGTTGCAGCAGGTCATTGTCACCAAACTGACGAGCCTGGCCAACGACGTTGCTGCGATGGACCGCTGGATCAAGCACGTTGATCACCAACACCGTCCCGGCGCCGAAAGCGTGAATGCCCGCGAGCGCGTCAGCAATGCTGAAACCTTCCAGGTCTGGACCGAACTGGGCGTCGTCCACTTCGGTCTGCGACAACGTCAGTTCGTTGACCGGACCAATCGGCGCGGTACCCACCAAGGCGATGACCGCAGACTTGACCACGCGAATAGCCCGAGGGCCGCGCTCGACCTCGATAGTCTCGATGCCGTGTAGATAGTTAGCTGGCATTGGCTTTTGCTCCTTTCTTTTCGGCAGTCGGCAGCGGCACCAGGTGCTTCAGCTCCACCAACACCTGGGTGTATTCGTGATCAGCTGGAAGCTCGACCGGCTGACCAGGTATCAGCTGCACATCGAGCAGTTCACGCGCTTCACCGACGCGCAGTGATGCGCTGCTTTGAGGGCCGGTGTAACGGTATCGGGTCAGTGTCATGGGTAATCCTCGAATCGGGCTTCTGTCATCGGCGGGCCGTCTTCAAGGCCCATGATTTGCAGTTGGACGGCACGGGTGGCAATGCTCAAGCCGTATTGCCAGAGCCCTTGTACCTGGCCAATAAAGTTTTCGGCGGTTGGTCGACAGGTCATGTCGCAGTGCGGCGGCTTCCAGCCGGTCAGGCATTCACGGATTCGATCCAGGTAGCTGATCGCGCCGCTGGTGCCATGAAGTTGGCGAAACACCAGAGTCAGTTGAAAGCTCATGTTGCGTGCCTGGAACACCGCGTCAGTGGACTCCGACGCACCGAACGTTGACTTGCCGTAGGCCACCAGGATCGCGCCGCACGCATGGTTGAGTCGGTACTGGGCCGGGTTTTCGGGGAACAGCTCAATGGCCAACTCCCGGTCAAAATCCTTTTTCAACCGAGTGACAAAAGCGTCCAGCAGTTGCTCGGTCAGTGTCTTTGCCCTGGGTTGGCTCATCAGTAACGCTCCCAGCGGTCATCCGTGAATTGAGGACGGCGCGCACGAACCCTGATCTCACCAGGCTCCGGCGCGGCCTGGCCGGTCGGCATACCCAAGGTGACTACGCCGTCGCGGATGCTTTCCAGCAGCTTGATGGTGTCCTTGCGGCTGTCCTTAACAGGATCCGGCATCGTGCCTTCCGGGCGGCGCTGGTAAAGCCAGTGCCGCGCCAGGTACACCACGGCGTCACGTAGTACGGTGGGCACCGGATCCAGTGGCAGGTTGTAGCGCCCGCGCAGATAGCCATCCACCAACTCCTCAGCCTGACGCACGCCGTCACCAATGACGGTTTCGTTCGGTTGCTGGGCAGCCGGGTCATCGTTGGAAAGCTGGATCAACGTTATTTCGGGGATGGCGTTGCCGATATCGGCGCGAGTGCAGTAGCGCATGGCTGGCCTCAGATACCCCGAACGATGCGGATGACATCACCAGCTGCAGTCGCAACATCCATAGCAAAACCGTTGGACGCGCCTGCAGCGAGTTTCACAGCTCGGCCAGTGGCGTCAGACTCCACCTGGTCACCGGCGGCTATTGCGCCACCGCAGGTGATCAGGCAGATGCCCAGGACACTGACCGGAGCTACGTTGTCGGCCTGGGTGTCAGCCTGCACCGTACCCAGGGCCTTGGCACCGGCAGCACACAAGCCGCCAGAGAAACCGGCGAAGCGGTTACGTGGCAGGTCGACCAGGGCCACGACCGAGGTGATGAGAACAGGTTGTTGAGTCTTCATTTTTTGCTCCTGGAAGGCTCGATAATTCGGCGACGTAACAGCGGGGTCGCCTCCTTATCGTTCAATGAGATTTCGTCACCCTGGTGATACCAGGTGCCGTCATGCAGCACAGACGACACGTCGGTCACCAGATAGCCAGGCAGTTCCGGTGTGCCCGTGGCATCACCAGGCGCAGCAGCTGCATCAGCAGTCGACGCGGTTGGTGAGTTGGTTGCCGGAGCTGCTGGCGCAACTGGATCGCTAGGCTGTTCACCTGCCGTGGCTGGGTCTGACTGCGAAGCTGCTGCAGCTGCTGCGGCTTGGTTGACATCAACCTGAACCACGTCAGTAGGCTTTTCCGAGGTGCCGCCCTGGTCTTGCTCTGTCTTCTTAGCTGCCATGGGAACCTCAGCCGTTGATGTCGGAGATCAGGTAACCAGCATCCGAGCCCACGACCACGGGCTTATAGATGTCAGTGTTACGAACGAAACGCACCTTGCCGCCCGAACCGTCATAGGTATCGATTTCAGGCATGCCCTTACGACGCAGGGTGTAGCCGAAGCTCGGTTCGTCATGATCAGCCTGGGCGCCAGCTGCAGGCTTGGCGACATAAGCCAGGGTCAGGTTGTCGCTCCAGATATCGGAGGTATTGACCGACCCGGCCAAGGACTCGCCGATCAGTACGTTCTCGATGCCGAAGAGCGCCTTGAGGTGTTCAACGGTGATCAGCTTGCGCTCGGTGGAACCCAGGGCTTCCTGCAGCTTCGGGTGGAACTTCAGCGATTGATACACCGAGGCGCCCATGGTCATGGTGTTGGGGCGAATGCCGATTCGGCTGCGGACCACTTCCTTGCCTTGCTCAACCACTGCGATGGGATCACCACCACCATTGCTCCACTGGCTGGAGCCAGCCAGTGTGACCTTGGCGCCTGGCTGAAAGGTGCCAGGGTTTTGTGCCAGCTTGGCGCAGGCCACTTCGCGGCGCAGATCAATGGCATTGACGACGCGACGCGAGGCACGAGCTTCGGCGTCGAACATGGATTCATTCTTCTCGCGGTAATCCACGGGATAAGCGAGGTCATGTTCGCGCAGCACCACGTCCAGGCCATCCACATCGTCCGGAGTCATGATGTTGGATTGGGCACGGATAGCCCGCTCGGTATCGTAGACCTCGAAAGCTTCCTTACCGAACAGCGGGACAACCCCGGCTTCTTTGTCCATCAGCGCGATGGGAAACAGCCCCTCACCAATGTACTGGGCGTTGCGATAGCCCCGCGCCAGGTTGGTGAGGACCGGGTCAACGATCCGCAGTTTGCTCAAACGGTCAGCCATGATGACTCCTTGTTACTTGATGAGCTGGCGAACCGCCGACTCGTAGGGAATATTTTTGTCGGCTGCCAGAGCACTGGCACGGTTGTGCAGGCTCAAGCGATCCGGGTCAGTGTTCTTCTCAGCGAACTCCAGATCGACGCTGATGCTGCTGGCGCCTTGACGGTCTTTGCTTGCCTGCTCGGCAAAGTCGATCTGTGCCGGCAGGTCGTCGAAAATCGCCTTGAGCCCCTCGATCACCGGCTTACGCTCTTTGCCTTCACCGAATTCCAACGGCTCATCGCCAGCCTCGGCGAAGTCCAGGGCAGCAATCAGTGCGGCAGTGTGTTTGGGCAGCAGCTTGCCCGAACCGACCAGTTCCTCAGCAAAAGCCAGGTTTTTGGTATGACGTTCATCGGCAGCAGCCTGCCGCTGGTCAGTCTGATGTTGTTCGAGTTGGGTTTTGAGGCGCTTGTTTTCCGCCTCCAGGGCGGCTTGTTCCGCTGGGCTCACGGTGTGTTCCTCGATGGTGGTGTTGTGGGATTGAGTGGGTTCGGTGAATGAGGGACGGACATCGTCACGAAGTGCTTCAGCTGCAAGGTTGTCCACGTCCCAACCGGGCACTACCTGGTCAGCCGCTTCCTGACCGAACTGGCCAATGAGCCATTCACGCAAGCGGCGGAAGACGCCAGCCGTAATGCTGTCGCCGAAATCACCAAACTCGATGATGCCTTCCTCGTCCTCTGCCAGCTCGATGGGGCGCAGGCCTTTCACTGATGGTGGTTGCGCACCGAGGAAGCCCACATGGCGCAGGTAGTACACGCCCGGTACCGGGTTGTTGGCGGCATCAGGGTGGTAGAACGAGGCGGAGATTTTCTTGAAGCTTTTTTTTGCGACCAGTTCCGCGAATGCCACATCGACTTCGTGCGGAACGGCGATCAGCCCTTCAGCAGCGGCTGAGATGGATTTGACCCAGCCAGCGGCGGGTGCATCGTGTTTAGGATGGCCGATAACCAGAGGCGCTTCGTGCAAGGTTGGATCGTAGGCGCGCACGGTGGCTGCCAAATCGGACTCACCGAACGTGATACTGGCGCCACTCATGGTGACGTGCGTACCTGGCTTGAAAATGTGAAGAGGCTTCATGGGATGTGCGCTTCGTTTGAAGGTGATACGCACAGCCTGGGCCAATCAATGGCCCATGACTTTTAATCGAGTTTAAAGAGTTGCTTAAAGGACTTTGGGCGATGGCGCTGCAAGATGCATCCGCGCAACGGTTCGATAGTTGCGCGGGCTGGCTTTATAAAGCGTTTACGGCGTTTTTGGAGTGGGTGATTCGATGAACCGGAGCTATGCGTAGCTGTAAGCGCCTCTGAGGGGCTTACAGGCGAGCGGCCTTTTCGATGTGATGCATCGCCAGTTCAAGGATTGCTTCTTCTGCTTCAGGCTGCAGCTGGCCCTCGACATCCATTGGCAGGAAAGGTCGCCCTGGAATATCACCCCACAGATGAGGGAAGTCTGACTTCTTCCCCCCGAAGTGCATCATGGCGGCGTAGGGTTTATTACTACCAACCAGTGCAGAGCTGTCATCCGAATGGCTGGTGACCGATGCCGCCAAGCCCGCCGAACTGATCTGCAGAATCTGCCCCGGCCAATTGCCTTTCTTTGCTCGACGCTCAGTGGTGGTATCTGAAAGGTCTTTCCAGTCAGGCCGACCTTCTTCTTCAAAGTTCTCTTCGGTCTGACTGGCCAGCTCAGCAGCGATACCACGCATCAAGGGCGCGACATCTCCTACGGCCCACTCCACTCGACGCAGGGCGTTTTGCAAACGTTCGTGATCCAGTTCAACGGTGATCATTTCAGCTCTCCTACGCAGCCGTTTGTTTGCGCTTCAGCATGTCAGCAAGGCCTGTACCTGGTGCGTGGTTGAACCCAGGATCGGTGCGGAATGTTACCGGCTTGCCCGCCTTGTCAGTGGTTCGGATACCAGTGACGGGCGCAGTTCTGATCTCGCCTGTCCGTTTGTCGGTGCCGGTCTCGACGGTCTCGGTGAACATACGACCTTCGCTCGACACGATCTTCAGCCCCCGGCGTTTCACTGCAGCCTCGCTCAAGGCGACAACACGGCAGCGGCAGTTGAACCCATTGGGTGGGAAGATTGCTGCCCAGATCGGATCATCATGACGAAACACCTGACCGTGCAGCGCCCGATGGCTTGGCCGGGTCTTGCCGTCCAGGATGGCGATGTACATCCAGTATGGATGGGTGTCAGTGGTTTCCTCCATGCTGGCTTTACGGCCAGCCATGTAGGCACTCTGCAGATTGGTCTGATAGATCGTCTTGAGCCGACGCGGACTGCCGAGCTGCACCAGTTCGCCTACGCCCTGACTATCGACAATCACCTGTTGCCCCCACCAACCTTGGCTTTCCAGCGTCGGTTGCAGGACAGCGATGAACTGTTTGAGTGTTTGCCCATCCTGCAGCGCAGTCTCCAGCGCGCCACGAATGTCCGAGAGCAGATCAAGGCGCATGGCTTTGGCCACTGTGAAGGATTGGTCATGCGCCTGGTCGAGCATTTCCTGCCAGTTCCAGGTGATCGCGTAGCCTTTGGACTTCAGATAGGCCACGGCGTTTTCCGGCTCAAGGCCGAAGATGGCCTTGAGGTCGGCTGGATTTGGGGTTTTCGTGGTGATATCCATCAGTCCACCCGATCCGCGCTGGCATTCAAACGGCCCCAGACGTTGGCCACAAACAGCAGGCGTGTGAGGTTTTCTTGAAGTGCCTGGTCATCCATCTGCGGGAAAGCCTCCGCCAACAGACCGAGTGCTTCAGTATCGGAGCGCGCTCGCAATAGCGCCTCGATCACTGGAGCGATGATCTGTTCGCTCTGATTCTGGAGCAGCTCTGCAGGCAGATTGTTGATGACCTGGTCGAGCGCCACCTGGTCGAGGATGGGTTTCAACGTGGACTCAGCAAACTCCGATGATTGAGCCGGTGCTGCCGTCTCATCCAGGTCACCGTCCTGCAGGTTGTAGGTGCGCTTCCAGTACTGCGGTGTGAACTTTACCCCTGACTCTGTCAGCGCTTTGTCGCGGTCGGCCTGGGTCTTGTCGATCTCTTCCTGTTCCCACAGCTCATACACCGGTGCATCAACGTGCTCACCGAAGTTCAGATCCACGACCCGGCGAATGACCGCGTTCATGGTCGCGGCAACAATGCCTTTGTCGCCATCGCGAATATCTTTGAGTACCTCCAGGCCCGCTGTTGCGCTGGCCCGATTGCTGTTGGACTCGGTGGTTTGGTTTTGTCCCAAGAGGCCCACGTTGATTTCACTGCGGCAATAGACCAACAGTTCACGGTAAACCTCGGCGCTGCCAGCCTTGCCAGCGGCCTCGACTATGTCAACGCTGGAGTCATTAGGGATGGCTGCTACTGCGTCCTGGACCATTGCCTCCAGGCTGTCGAGCAGCAGGTCGGTTTCCCCCGTACTAGCCCCACGCGGGTGTTTGCCGATTACCCAGGGCGAGCCGTATTTCTCGGTGAACTGAACCCAGAACTTCAGCCCGCCTTTCATAAAGATCACGGGCCAGAAGCACATCGAAAGGTCAGCAAAGCCATATGGATTGTTGTAGGTCGCGTCCTGACGGGCTACTACAAAGCGTTTCGGATTGCACAGTTCACCGGTCAAGCCCGCGTCGCGGGCACGAAAGCGCAGATTGTTGTCCTGGTCATACAGGAACCACTCAGCGGGTTTGCCTACCAGATCCTCAGGAACAAGGTTGAGCCCAACAGGTCGCCACATCAATTCGATGGGCTGAAACCCGAACAACGGCGCATCCAGCATCTCGCGAATGATTCGATCAAGATCGAGGTCAGCCAGCCAATCCCGAATAAAGCGCTCCACCCGAACAGGTGCATCGCCCCGCTTCAGATCCCGCTCCAGGGCGAGCACCGACGACTTGCGACGACGGATGTTGCCTCCGACCAGAGCGGAGCTGCGCAGGTCGCGGTAGACCGTGATGTCCTTGCCCTGGGCCTTGAGGATCGGGTCGGGGTTCGGCAGGTACATGCCGAGCGCCTGAGCGTCAAAGCTGCGGGCACGGCTGGCGATATGATCGGTCAACCCCTTGTCACGCTTCGGCTCGGCGAAGTTGACGAACTCGGTGGGGCTAACCCACACACCCTTGTTTTTCATGCGTACCCCTGAGTCATACGGGCGCCCTGACGTGGGCGGCGGGATTTAACGGAGACTGGTCCTGCGTCGCTTTCCAAGGTGGCGAAGTTGGCCAATGCGCCAGCACCCGCGAAGTCGCCGTGCCGGTAGAGGTCCGGATCCTTGAGGTCCTGCGAGCGGGCTTTAACGATTTGGGGAATGCCCTCGACCATCTCAATTGAGCGAACATCTTGCTGCAGCGAATCGTCCTGAGGGATGGTGACCGTGCCGTCCTCAAAGAGCTGGATAAACCTTGGCATCCAGGCGCCATACCATGCGCGGCTGAGCTTCACTTGTTGAATGCGGTCATGACCAAGCTCATCCGCTATTTCCTCGGCGAGGGTTTCACCGCTGCCGGTGGCGTCGAAAGCTGCACCGACAAAGCGCGGCAGGCGGCGCAGGATGTAAAGCACGATCTGTTTCTGTTGACGGTATGGTACCTTGTGCATCTCCACCACGAAGGGCACGTCTCGATGGCGAGCCTGGTCAACGGACATCGGGCAGATGACCGAGAAGTCCCGGTGACGGGCATAGTCCATACCCAAGTAGTGCCGCAGCTCGAGCGTCAGTGCCCGCACCAGTGGCGCGAGATAGCGTTCGATCCAGTCCTCGACATAGGCTTCACGGCGGGCAAGTGACTGCAGCGTAAAGTCATCGTCCAGCGCAAGACGTAACACCGTCCGACCTTGACGCATGGCGTCTTCGATCCACACACCAGGAACACACACGCCGTTGCCGTCACGAGGAACGGCATCCAGCTCTTCGCGCATCTGCGCCTTGCGAGGACCGTAGGCGTTGCGAATCTTCTTGTACCAGGCTTCCTTGTCTTCAGCCGTGGCCACCTTGCCGGCCATGAAACACACGCGCTCAAACAAACCATTGGCTACAGCATCATCAAAGGTGGCCCGGTAGACTCGGGCGCTGTCGCCGTAGCGTTTCTCCCGGATGTCGTTAACCATCTGGTTGAACGCATTACCCTTGCCGTTGTGGGTACTGATGATGACGATCCGGCCACCCCAAATCAGCAGCGCCGTGGCGGCATCGAGCACGGCCGAAACGTCACGGTGGAATGCAGCCTCGTCGATAATGACCTTGCCCTGCAGACCGCGCACACCCGCTGGGTTACTGGACAAAGCGACGATCTTGAAACCTGACGCGTAGCGGATACGGTACGCGTTGATCTGCCGGGTATTGCCTGCTTCGTCCTGGTCGTCGAACAGAAATTCCTCGATCTCGCTCACGCCCGAGGCCTGAGCCTCGGCCATCACTCGGCTGAACTTGGCGCAGTAGCCAATAAACTCCAGACCCTTTTCCTTGGTGTCGCCGATGTAGAAACAATCCATGCCGCCCGCGACCTTTTGGGAGGCGGCGGTGATGACCGAGTCCAGTGCCTCGGCGAAGGTGATGCCGGTACGTCGACCTTTTTCACACAGCTTGATCTGCGCATCGATGCCCAGCCATTCAGACTGGTGGGCCATCAAGATGCCTTCAATGAGTGGGTTGTATCCTTCGGGGATCTCCCGAACGCTGGGTGGAAGCTCGTCCCACTCGACGACACGCAGCGTGCTGGATGAAGGTTTCATTGCTTCACGCCCAGGAATTTCTGACGCCAGAACATGGCCTGGTCTTCGGTCATGCCCTTGGCTTTGACGGCGCTATCCAGCTCAGCTGCTTGCTCCTGGAGCAGGCGCTCACGTCCGGCCTGTTCTGCAGCTTGACGCTCCTTCATGCTCAACGTGCGAGCCTGCATGGTGTTCTTGGCCGCTCGTGCCAGCTCGGCCACTTCCTTGGTGGTCACCTCATCTTTTTCGTGGGCTCCCATGGCGGCCTGGTACGCCAGGGTTGAAATGGCCTCGACCAGCAAGGCGCCGGTCTTGTCGGTGGAGTCCTCACCGAACGCACCAACAAACGCTTCCGCCTGCTCACGATGCTGGCGGGCCTTCTCGGTCAGCAGATCGAACCCCATTTTGAAGCGACCCAACGCGCTACGGCTGGGGGCTTTCTCATTGGGGAAGCGCGCCTGGATATCGGCGAGCATGTCATCCAGCGTCATGCGATCTTCACGCAGCAGCTTCTGGATGTACGCCTTGACCATGGGCGGCAGGCGGTTGATCGATGACTTGCCCGCCATGGTTATGCCCCCGGCCGTTTGATACCAGGAACGCGAGCACGCCCAGCAGCAATGTCCTGACCACGCTCAGTGAGCGTGGCCACCAACACCGGGCCAACATCGGCGACGGTCAACGCACTTTGCTCGGCCAACCAATGCAGCTCCGTTTTGACCTGGTCGCGGCTGAGAGAGTGCCCATAGCTATCCAGTGCCATGGTCAGTACGGAGCTGTTCGCACGGTACGCCGTCATCTCGACGAGCAAGCGCAACAACACTAAGCGGACATCCTGACGGATGAAGTCGGAGTATGGGGTCATGTCTTTTCTCTCAGCAGGTAGTCATTGATTCGGTCCAGCGAGCGGGCCAAAGGGCCCAGGGCATCCTTGACCCCCGTCAGTTCGGCGCGAACCGCTTTCATGTCACCCAGCAGATCGGTGACGGCGGTTTGGTCGGGTAAGTGCCGCACGTGTTCTTCCAGGGCGACAATGCGAGTGCGCAGTTCCAGCAATTCCTGAGCGCTGGCTGCCTGTCTATTGGTGAACCAGGTGTAGATGCCGATCACTGTGAGCACGACCCACTGCATGGCGGTGAAGCTGAAGTTCAGTTGTTCCAGGTTCATCGAAAACCCCGTCTATTCATGTGTTGTAAAGCGTCTTCACAGTCGCTGCAGTGTTCGGTGCCTGGTTCGTTCTGGCGGCGATCCTCCGGGATCGCGTCGCCGCACGCATCACAGCGGTAGGCTGAGCGGCCAGATCGCCGTTGCAGTCCTTGGGTGTAGATCCGTGCTTCCGACTCATCGTCGTCCTGCTCTGTAGCGTGTTCGGCTACATCCATAGAGCGTCAGTCCTTTTTTTGTAGATCCAGCAAGCCGTTGAGTTGGGCAAGGTTGTTGCGGGCCCACACGCCGTAGTCCTGGGCGTGGGCAAGAATGTCTGCGGGAGTGACGCCGCTTTCCAATAGTTCGGCGTCAGTGCCGGGGGTGGCCCAGGGCGCTTGCGGAGGTTGGGTGGCAGTGGCGCCTGCTCCTGGGGCGGGCACACCGAGGGCGGTGTTGTAGTCGCGCAGCCAGCCAGAAGTGAACACGCAACGAGGGATAGGCTGAGCAGCTGCGCCAGGCGCAGGACGGTATTGGGTGGTGACATGGGGGATGCGCTCCTGGAGCAGTTGTTTCTCTTTGGCGTACTGGTCCATCAGGTTGAACAGCAGCGACTCGCTTTCGTTGGCTCGGGCAACCTTCTGCAGCAGCTGCAGGCGGTTGGCGCTTTCCGCTGCCAGGGCTTGGTCTGCGTGCTTGGATTTGAGGTCTGACAAAGCAGTCGCGCCCAAGGACTGGGCGTAACGAAAGCCGAAGCCATAGGCGATTGAACCGGCAGCCGAGGCGCTTAACAGGCATGCGAGCCCGACAGCAGCAAGCCGAGCCGGTAAAGGCCAAACCAACTGATCAAGCGCGCCCATGGCGATGCCTCCGGCAGTTGCGTGATTTACGTGCATGACGTTTGGCTGCGACGATGCCGGTTTTGCCGTGCCGATACGATGGAGTGACTGATGCCCTGGTCCAACTGCCCACTGCTGAGCTGGGTAAGGTCCAGCGTGGCGCCCAGGTGAAGCCTGCGAGCAGCGCTGAAAAGAGCCGACCAAACAAGTTGAGCTTCATGACGATGCCCCCTGATCCGGGCCTTGCTTGATCAGGCGAGCGACGAACAGCACCAGTGCCAAACCGCTGTTGAGTGCGGCATAGGCGCGTGGCGAGAGCTGTGCCTGCCACATAGGCAGCAACTCAAGCTGAGCGAACCCCAGCAGCGCGATCAGGATGGTGATCTGAACGCTGTAGAGTCGATAGCAGCAACGCCAATCGCAAATGGGCTTCATGCCGCCACCCCATGCTTCGCCCCGCGCTCGATGCCTGCGAGAGCCAGACCATCGGCAATGATTGCATCGCCGTACCATTGACCACCTGGCAATGGCCCAGGGCCGTTTTCATGGCGAATGATGGCGGTCACCAGGGTGAACATGACATCAAAGTCATACACGTCCACGCCTTCATGGTCAGGGTGAAGGCCCAGCGCACGGGCCACGCTGGCGGTGTAGGCGTTGGTGTCGTTCTCGAATGGTGGTGCCCAACGCTCGATGAACTCGCGCACGGTGTCGATGCGGCTTCCATCAGCTGCGAGGCGTCTGTCCTGGTAGGTGATCAGTACGCGGGCGATGGCGCGGATACCCCAGCGCGGAGCAGTGAACTGGACGAAGGCCGTGTCGCCCTGAGCGTCGGCCATGCCTTGCCAACGCACGCCCTTGGCATGGCGGATATTGCCGGGGTTGAAGTTGCGGATACCGCGAGGGGTTTCGGGTCGCATGGGACGCCTCCTGTAAAGGCGCCGTAGGTTTCAGGCGCCAGAAATACACACGCCGCCATGATCGGCGGCGTGGTACAGGAAGGCTTTTAATCTTGTTTAAAGAGTGGAGTCAGGAGTTGCCTCTAAGGCCCTCGGCAATAGTATTCAAACAGTCCACGCGTCTTGACTCATAAATGGACAGATTACTTTGAACCTCACCTGGAGTTGATTCAATGCCACCTTTCAAAGCGGCCCCCACTTGAGCCTGCCACCATGCGCGAGCAAAGTTACCTGCTATGCCGCATTGTCCAAAGTGGTCAGCAATAGTCGCGCCGAAAAGGGCTTTTCCTTGGTCTGCCAAAGCCGAGAATCGACGGCTATGATCGCCCATCGATTTCAAGCTCTTAGACTTAAGGCTATTTAAACCGAGCTCCATTGCCTGTTCTACATCAGCAAAGTATTGATTTGCGATTGCCATCGCTTCAGGGGATGCCTTTGTAAAGGTCACTGCCGCCGGAAGTAAGGCCGGATTTTCGTTTTGAGGCCCGTTAGCCAGAGGTTCAATCGATTTGGATGGCCAGAAAAAATATGCGCCAATTGCTAAGACAGCAAGCCAGCCTATGAGCACCGCTTTACGCTCGCCTGTGCTCATATCTGTCCAAGCTTTTCCTTTGTTCTGCATTGCATCTGCCTCCCAGATCCGGTGTAAAGCAGTGAGTTATCGCTGTGCTTGTAAGACAACAAATGCGAGGAAGCCCGCAACTACCGTTACGCCAATGGCCCATCCCTGCAGTGGGGCAGGAAGATGGTCCTTAAGCAAAAAACTTCCTGCAGCAACCGCAACACATACGCCAAACACTTTTAACATCAAGATTCCGACTGCCTCGTTATGACGTTTGGCCGCATTCTCCGCTTCTATCTGGTCATGCCGATACAAATCATAGTCGCAATGCATACATAGCTGGGTGTAACGCCAAGCTGGCTTACCGCACTGCGGACATTCTCTTTCTCGGTCGCTACCACGTGGAGGTGGTTCCTTCCCCGACCGAATGTCAAAAGTCTGAGTGCCAAGGTTTATATTTCCGTGATCGCCTTTGATTTTAATGATCAGTTCATGATCCTTACCATCATTGGGTAGATTCCCGATCTCCTCGGTAAGCCGTGCTGAAAGTTTTGCCACCAGATCTTCATCGCTTCGCATAATCCTCCTTTGCTACATCAGCGATTTACTACCAACTTCAGCACCCGTTGTACTTGATGCTCATCCAGCACTCGATCAGTACTGAGTACGTTGTAAATTTCTGCAGCAACGGCGGTGAGCTTTTTCACCGGCCAGCGTTTGCCTGCCTGACTTGCAGCAATCTCAAGCATTTCAGTGATCCTTTCCAAGCGACTCACATCGATAAGTGTTTCATTCATCTCTTGAGCAGCAGCATTTACAGAGTGCTTTCCCGTCAAGATAAATTGGACATCAGCACCCGCATTCGCAAAAGAGAACAATACATCTCCTCCCGGAGCTGCAGCTCCCCGCTCATACCGCCCCCAAATTTCTCTCGACACACCACAAAGCTCCGCAGCTGAAGCTTGCTTCAAGCCGAGGCGGATGCGCTCCTCCTTCATCCGCTCAGCAGATAGCGAAGAAAATGACAATTGAACCCCTTGCAAATGAGAACTTAAGTTCTCATAATCATTCGTGTAAACACTAATCATCTTTGCATCACAGGAGCCACCACCATGGCCACCCATGCCAAAGCCCTATCCGCCGACCAAGTGAAAGAAAACTTTCGTCGGGTTGGCAAAACCATCACTGAATGGGCTATCGAGAACGGCTACACCCGTAACGAGGTGTACCGCGTGCTCAATGGCCAAGCCAAAGCCCACTACGGCAAAGCCCACGATATTGCGGTGAAGCTTGGCCTTAAACCTTCTGCAGCGATGGCAGCCTGATGAAGACCATACAGCCTCTTACCGACTGCTTTGGCTTCATCCACGCGTGTCAAGCCATTGGCGAGCGTCTCTCGCCTCGGCTAGCTGACCGCACAGCCACTCAACCGTATTCAACGCCTCAAGCTCAAAGAGCCGCTCAGGCCAGCGAGCAGTTCGTAGAGATTGCTCAATTTGACCAGGAGCAACCACGCCGCCTACTTCAAGAGCCGCCGCAAGACGCAACCAACCCTGCGCCAGGGCATTCACTTGCGCTTCAAGCCTATCAATACGGTCGGTCATAGCCATGTTCCTGTCAGTGAATGTACCCGAAAATGTTGCGCCTGGAGTAATCCTTTTGCCTAGGTGCAAACGCTCTATTTGTTTGGAAGACGCTCTTTTGAGGTCATTCCAATGAACCGCCGTCGCTGGAAGACCATTCAACCGACCTCGCTGCGGCACGGGCTGGAGCTGTGCAAAGACTTCGCGAAAGAAGCCCACAACATGAGCGTCGAGCGCATCGCGGTCGAGATGGGCGTCACCGATCAGTGGACTGTCTACAAGTGGCTCCAGACCGGTCGCATGCCAGCCAACATGATTCGTCCCTACGAGCGGGCTTGCGGGTGCGACTACGTCACCCGCTGGATTGCAGCTAGTGCTGGACGGTTGACCATCGTTATCCCCACCCGGACGGAACTGCACAGCCAAGGACATGCAGGCGCTGCAGGAGCTGCTGACGACTGCTGCCGGAAAGCTGCTCGCTTTCTATGCCGAAAACATTGACGCCGATGACGCCCTGGCTGCGATTCAAGCAGCCATGGAAGGGCTTGCCTGGCATCGGGGAAACGTCACCCAAACTCAAAACCCACAACTTGAACTGGAGGGGCAGCCATGAGCCGCACCGCCTCAGGAGCTGCCCGTGTGCTGGGTGTGCTGAAAGCACTGAAGGGCCACACCGTCACCGGCCTTAGCAACACAGAACTGGCTCAGCTCACTAAAGACAGCCCAAGCAACATCACTCGCGCCATGCAGACCCTTATTGAAGAAGGGTTGGCTGTGAAGCTGGACAACGGGCGGTTTGCCCACTCGGTTGCAATGCTGCAGATCGCCCAGGCCCACGCTGAACACATGGCTCGCCTGACCCAACGGATGCAAGAAATCAATCAGCGCATAGCCGCTGGCTCAATGAACTAAGGAGCCCATCATGGCACGAGCTAAAGCCCAACCTACCGCCCCAATGGAATTGCCTGCTTTGAATGGCGAGGTACTGACGGCCACTCAAAACTCTATGGCCACGGCGATAGCATCACATACCGACGACCGCGACCTACTTAATCAGCTCCTCGGCCAAGCTCAGATGGCAGAGTCATTCTCAAAATTTTCGCTGACCGTCAGCACTTCCAAACTGGCCTACGTCAAGGAAAGCAAGCTGTACCGGGCTCTAAGCGGGAAGAAAAGCGCTGACGGTCAGCAGTTTTCAGGAACTTGGGACGAGTTTTGCTCCTTGCTTGGCCGCTCCCGTCAACAGGTCGACGAAGACATAGCAAACCTGCGGACGCTCGGGGAAGAAGCCCTTGAGTCCATGTCCCGCATGGGCATCGGCTACCGCGAAATGCGTCAATACCGCCGCCTGCCCGAAGACGCCCAAGCAGCCCTGATCGAAGTCGCCAAGGCCGGTGACAAGGACGCCTTCGTTGATCTAGCAGAAGAAATCATTGCCAAGCACGCCAAGGAAAAAGCCGAACTCGCCCAGCGCCTGGACGAGGTCAACGCCGACTACGACGCCCAGGGCGAAGTCATGGCGAAGAAGACCAAAGAGCTGGACAGCACCAAGCAGGAGCTGGAAAAACACCGCAAGCGCATCCAGACCGCAACGCCGGATGACGTCATCAAAGAACTGCGCACCGAGGTAGTCGCCCTTCAGTTTGAAGTGGAGGCCAAGATCCTGGGCGAGCTGCGGGAAGGGTTTTCCAAGATGACTGAGCACGCCGCCGCCAATGGCCAGGACCATCGCGCCTATCTGGCCGACCTGGTTCTGCAATTGGAAACAACCCTGGCCACCGTACGCAGCGAATTTCATCTGCCCCATCACCAGGCTGCCAACCCTGTGTGGATGGACCAGGCAGAGGCGTAACCCATGAACCCGGTACAGACCCAGCAACTGGCCCAGATCGCCCAACGGGCAGCCAATGCCCCGCATGGTCAGCGCACCGCCATTTACAAGGCCGGTGCAGCCGAGCTGGGTGTTTCCCTTCAAACCCTGCAGCGCAAGCTCAAGGAGGTTGCGGTGAGCAAACCCCGTAAACGTCGCAGCGATGCAGGCAACAGCGCTTTGCCCTTGGAAGAGGCTCGCATGATTTCAGCCGTGTTGCTGGAGTCGATTCGGGCCAACAACAAACAACTGTCCACCATAGAGCGAGCTGTTGAGCGCTTGCGCAGCAACAACTTGATCCTGGCCGGCCGCGTAGATGAGGCCTCGGGTGAGTTCCGCCCGCTGACCAATAACGCGATCAGCCGCGCCTTGCGCACTTACAAACTGCACCCAGGGCAGCTGCTGCATGACGCACCTGCGGTGTCGCTGGCCAGCAAGCATCCCAACCACGTATGGCAGGTCGACGCCTCTATCTCGACGCAGTTCTATCTGGCGGACGATGGTGCTCGGGTGATGCTGAAGGCCGAGTTCTACGACGGTAAGCCTGGCAACTTGAAGAAGATCGAACGCCAACGTTTGTGGCGCTACGTGATCACCGACCACACCAGCGGCACGTTATATGTCGAGTACGTGCTGGGGGCGGAGTCGGCTGAGAACCTGTGCAACGTTTTGATAAACGCCATGCAGAAACGCAACGAGTCTGACCCATTCCACGGTGTGCCCTGGATGCTGATGACTGACCCCGGTGCCGCCATGACCAGCGGGACCTTCCGCAACCTATGCCGCGCCATGTCCATTGAGTTGATCATCAACCAGGTGGGGAATGCTCGCGCCAAGGGCCAGGTAGAGCAGGCTCACAACATCGTCGAGCGCGAGTTTGAGAGTGCCCTGAAGTTTCAGGCAGCAACCAGCCTGGAGCAGATCAATAGCTGGGCAGGCCAGTGGATGCGTTACTTCAACGCAACCTCTATTCACACCCGTACCCGTCGTAGCCGCTATGGCGTGTGGCAGATGATCAAGCCGGACGAATTGCGCCTAGCTCCTGGTGTTGAGGTCTGCCGGGAACTGGCGGTCAGCACGCCGGAGCAGCGCAAGGTCAGCAACCTGTTACGGGTTTCGTTCCGAGGCGATCAGTTCGATGTCAGCTCGGTACCGGAAGTGATGGTAGGCGACAAGCTGCTGATCACCCGCAACTGCTGGCGCGACAAGGACTCAGCCATCGTCGTAATGATCGGCGACGACGGTCGAGAGCATTACCACGTCGTTGAGCGGATCGGCATGGACCAATTCGGCTTCGCTCAAACGGCAGCGACCATCGGCGACCAATACAAGCGACATGCGGAAACACCTGCGCAAACCTCGCGCAAGCTGCTGGAGCAGATCGCTACCGGCACTACCAACGAGGCCGACGCCCAGGCTGCCCGTAAGGCCAAGACCCTTCCGTTCGGTGGGCTCATTGACCCGCACAAACACGTTACCGATACCGTGCTGCCGGCCTACCTGCCGCGTCGTGGCACGTCCCTGAACGTCAACGCCCCGACTGTCGAGCAAGTGCTTTTGTCGCATGTCGAGGCTGCGAAATTGCTGCGTCCGAGGATGGCCAATCTCTGGTCAGCCGAGACATTCAGTTGGCTGCAGCAGCAATACCCGGAGGGCATCGCCCAGGAGCAGCTCGACACCATCGAGGCCGAGCTGAAACGACCTGTAGAGGTCATGCGCAAACCGCTCAGCCTGGTTCGGGCTGTGGTTGGAGGTGAGTGATGTTGAAACTTAAGCACGTTTTACAGGGGGTGGGCCGACCTCAATCGGCCTTGGCCGAGTCGCTGAAGCTCAGCGAGGCCGCCATCGCACAGCTGCTGAACCACGGCCAGTGGCCACGCAGCCTGGATAACGAAGAACTGCAGGGGCGCATCCGTGTATTCCTGACAGAGTCCGGCGCCAACGATGCCGATATCGCCAACGCGTTTGAAGAAGTGGATCTGCCGTGCGCCAACACGGCAGATCCGGCCCTTAAAGAAGAGCCGTCCGGGGAGGACGAACCTATGTTACTGCCAAAACAAACTCTGTTGCCATCTACCCGCAAGGCATTCGGCCTGTTCCGCGATCCGTTTGATGAGCTTTCCTGCGCCCAGGACATGTGGGTCAGCCCTGATATTCGCTACGTTCGCGAGGTGATGTACCAGACCGCACGGCACGGCGGCTTCATCGCCGTTGAGGGGGAATCGGGTGCAGGAAAAAGCACCTTGCGCCGCGACCTGGTGAACCGGATTGCCGAAAACAACGACCCGGTTTTGATCATTGAGCCCTATGTACTGGCCTCTGAAGATAACGATACCAAGGGCAAATCGCTGAAAAGCACCCACATTGCCGAGTCAATGATGGCGGCGGTCTCGCCCTTGGCCAAGCCCAAGAGCAGCCCTGAAGCGCGCTTTGCGCAACTGCACAAAGCGTTGAAGGAATCCCATGCAGCGGGCTACCGCCACTGCCTGGTGATCGAGGAGGCACACAGCCTGCCGATCCCGACGCTTAAGCATCTCAAGCGCATCCTGGAGCTGGAGGTGGGTTTCACCAAGCTGGTCAGCATCATCATGATCGGCCAGCCGGAGCTGAGCGTGAAGTTGAGCGAGCGCAACGCCGACGTGCGCGAAGTGGTGCAGCGATGCGAGCGTGTCACGCTTCCACCGGTTGAAGGCGCTCGCCTGGAGGAGTTTCTCAAGTTCCGCTTTGAGCGTGCAGGTAAGTCGTTGGCCGAGGTGATCGACGCCGGGGGCATCCAGGCAATTGCCGCTCGTCTGTCGCAGGCCGACCGCCGTGGTGGTCGCGACGAAACAATCTCGCTGCTGTATCCGCTGGCCATCGGCAACTTGATGATCGCCGCGATGAACCTGGCCACCCACCTCGGTGTGCCGACAGTCACCGCCGATGTCGTGAAGGGGGTGTGAGATGGCTGCTTTGTACTTGGTAGGTGTGCAAGTGGAAGAGCGGCCCAGCGTTCTGGCTGAAGACTTCACCGTGAAGCTTTGTGCATTCAACGAGCTGACCCGCGACATCCGTGCTGCCGGTGTAGTCATCAAACATCTGGTGCTGCTGGATAACAAGATCTTCATCGACAACGACAGCGTTGACCTGCTCCTGCGTCGCTTCGGAGATGAACTGCATCGGATCAGTTTCACTCCCGTTGGCCGTCATACCCGTAACACCATGCGTATCCGGGGCGTCGACGTGGCCTGGTACACCTCGGTGAAGGAGCAGGATCAATGATCGCGCCCGTAAACAATCACCTGCGCGTTCAGGGGCGTCAGCACGCCCTTGAGATTCTCGACGCCCTCGGCGAACGGCTTTACACGGTCCAGGGTGTGGCCGATGCAATCGCAAAGCTTGAAGCCACGTCGAAAAATAAGCCTGAGAGTCAGGTGCTCGGCATCAACGACGTTATCGAAGTACTTCGGAAGGCACTGCCATGAACAACACATCATCACGTAATGCAGACAAATTCGTTGTAAGGCTGCCGGATGGTATGCGTGGCCGTATCGGCGAGGCTGCACAACAAAATCACCGCTCCATGAATAGCGAGATCATCCAGCGCCTGGAGCAATCGCTCATCAAAGGTGAGCCTGCGGAGACTGGTGAGGGAGAAGAACCATTGCAGGATCTACTCGACAAACTGCTACTCCGCGCATCCCAGATCAGTGCCCAGATTCTCGCTATCCGTTCCAACCAGTCGAAACAAGAGGAACCTATTCATGGCTGAGACACAACAAACAGCGCTGGTGCAGATCCCCACTGGCTTCGTTCAAAACGCCGCTGGACACCTGGTTCCTGAGCATCAAGTGCGCGAGCACGACAAGCTGCGTGACCAGGTCGCGGCCGACCTCGCTGGTATGGCTCTCGTACTCAGCAAGGGATTGACCGAATTTAAGGCCAAGGCATTAGCCGATATCGATGACCTGATTGCCATTTCCCACGAACGGTATGGCGTCAAGATCGGTGGAAAAAAGGGCAATGCATCGATTATCACCTACGACGGCAAGTTTAAGATCGAGCGCGCCATGGCTGAGCGCATCACGTTCACAGAGGAGATTCTTGCTGCCAAAGAGTTGATCGATCAGTGCATCCGAAAATGGAGCGAAGGCGCGGATCAGCATCTACGCGTACTGGTTGATCGTGCATTCCGCGCCAACCGGCAGGGTCAGATCAAAACAGGCGATGTACTCAGTCTGCTGCGTGTTGAGATCGACGATCCAGATTGGAAGCTCGCTATGGAGGCCTTGAAAGACTCTATCCAGGTGAACGGAACGTCCGTGTATATCCGCGTATATCAGCGTGTGGGGGCCACTGATCGTTACGAGCCAATCAACTTGAACTTGGCGGTGGTGTGACATGGGCCTATTAACTTCGCTGCAATGGCCCAAGACGACGCTATTTCAGCTGCTAGAAGATGCAGAGACCAGCGCTAACGACACCTTTGACGTTGTTCACCTGGCGCTTGAGTCAGGGCAGAGCTTTGTCATTGCTGTGATTCATGGCGATCCAGACAAAGTCGATGTTGCTGCGGAAAAGCTTGAAGTGTTGAAGCAGCAGTGGCAGGGAGAATCGACATGAGCAAGACATTGATTGAGTTCCAAGATCACCACCAGGACTTTCTTGTGTGGACAGTCGATGAGGTGGGGATCGTTACAGAAAGCTGGCCATACCAGACCGATGTTTGGGGCGGGCTCAAGGTCGTGAACCTGGCCAGCCTCAAGGTCGGTGGCGTCGTTGAGTATCTGTGGGAAGGTCGTAGCGGGAGCGTGAAGTACCCGGTGCATTCGATCCACCCGCTGGCCTCCGTCGAGGTTTCGGTACGCATGAACGGTGATGGCTATGTCACCAGTACCGTGCGCGGTAAGCGCGTGTCCTGCACCCACGACTATGAGTATCCCGTGAAACGTCTGGCCGAAAAGCTTTTTCCCGGTCGTCACACTGACATCGAGCGCCTCCCATGTACGACAGCCGGGCGTCTGCACAGCAAATGGCGCATTACCCCGTTGGAGAACGTGTGACATGGAAAACAATCGCACTCTGGAAAAAATCAAAAAATGCCTGGAGATGGCCAAGTCCAAAACCAGCAACCCTCATGAGGCTGAGATCGCGTTACGCCAAGCCCATAAACTGATGGAAATGTACAACTTGGAGGTGGGTGACGTACTCGCCAGCATGGCGAGCGAACACACGATCCTTGCCGGTTCTGAAGGTTCTCCACCGGTTTGGCGTGTGCGACTGGCCCAAGTCTGCGCTGATGCATTCGGTACCAGGTTCATCATCTCCAACCCTCGGTGGAGTGCTGCTCGCTTCATCTTTGTGGGTTGTTCAGCCGCGCCAGAACTCGCTGGCTATGCGTATCAGGTGCTTGTACGCCAGCTACAGAAGGCCCGCCGTGACTACCTGGATACCCAAAAACGCTGCAAACGCTCAACCAAGGCTGCCCGAGGCGATGCATTTGCCAATGGTTGGCTGGATGCGGTTCACAGCAAGATCGAGGCGTTCGCAGGCGTCGAAGACAATATTGCAGAGGCCATTGAGGCGTTCATGCAAAAGCAGTATCCAGAGTTGGAGAACGTCGAACTGAAGCGTCGTAAGGTCAAGGCGCGCAATGAAGGCGCCAGTGATGCCGGTTATGAGGCTGGTAAATCGGCTCAACTGCACCAGGCGGTGGATCACCAGCCTCGTGCGCGCTTGACCATGGGGCTTTGAAATGAACACGACCAGCACAGGGAAACTTTCAGCCGGTGTATTGGAGTTTCTGGCGATCTGCGATCAGTGCCAGCGCCCCCGCAACACGGGTAATCACACCAAATGCAGCAAGGCTCGGCAACAGATTCACGCTGCCCGAAACCAACAGAGCAATAGCGAACGTTCGACGCTGGGAGGTGCCCAGTGAAAGCCGCGCCTTCCAACCTAAATCGCCTGCGCTTGATCAAGCTGATCCATGTCGCCCGACGTGAGCTACGCATGGAAGATGACACCTATCGCCTGATGCTGGCTGGCATGAAGGGTTTGGACGGCGCAACGTCCACCGCTGATCTGAGCGTTCCAAATCTGCTCAGGGTTTTGGAACAGCTCAAGATAAAGGGTTTCAAGGTTCGTCCAAGCAAAGAGCAGAAGCGGCAGCTAGCCGACGACATTCAATCGAAGAAGATCCGATCACTGTGGTTGGAGCTGCACGGTCTGGGGGCGGTGCGCGACCCCTCCGAGGCGGCTCTGGCCAAGTTCGTACAGAGCATGACTCGTGTCTCCGCGCTCCAGTGGCTGACCACGGCCCAGGCAAGCCGGGTCATTGAGAACCTGAAACAATGGATGGGGAGAGTCCAGCAATGAGTACATTACGCGGCAGTGATCTTTTGAGCGAAGCCGTCGAGCCTATTGCCAAAGTGATTCGCGATACTTTAGGGGTCAGCCCTGAACTGGCAGAAGCGACGAGCGTGGAAATCACTACGCTGTTCGCATTTTTGTGGGGTGGCCAGGTGGTCTACGTCCCGAAGGGCGTTTTCATCCAGGCGTCAAAGCTCCACCAAAAAATCTACGATGACTTCACCGGACGGAATCACCACCAGGTGGCGACTAAGCACGGAGTTTCTGTTCAGCACGTATATACAGTGGTGAAACGTATGCGCCTGGCAATCATCGCCCGCGACCAAGGGGACTTATTCCCACCACCGGACGACGAACATGCTTGAGCCCAATACGATCTAAGCCCAGTCACACGCCCCCGCCAGCACCAACTGATCGGGGGCCACTTCCAATTGCACTAGCTGCAACTCTATTTCACAATCCATCCCAACCTAGGCCAGCGTATCCCGGATTATCTCGGGTTTACCTCACACCCCCCTATGGATTTATCTCAGTCCTGAACAGCGAATGGGGCGGCCTAAAGCGCGAAGGATGGCGTGTGTGCCGGGTTTTATCCAGCATTTTGCAGGGTTTTTACCAGCGCCGTTGGCACAGCTTGCTCACACACATCGAACCCACCACGGCCAGGATGATCGGTACCAGGAAGTCATGGTCGATTCGGGTGAACTCCGCCACCAGCACAATCGCGGTCAACGGCATGCTCATGCTGGCGGCCAGGAATGCCGCCGCGCCGATGATCGCAAACGCGCCCAAGGGAACGCCGGGCCACGCCAGGCTCCAGGCGCCGCCGAGGATGATTGCCAGTAACGCGCCATTGGCGAGGCCGGGGGTAAGCAAGCCGCCTTCGGCCCCGGCGCGCAGGCTGCTGGTGGTGATCAGCACTTTGACCACCAGCAATAAAGCCGCCAGGCCGATGCTTAACTCGTTGTCGAAACCCAACTGCGCAGGGCCTTTGCCATTGCCGAGGATTTGCGGCAATACCATCGCCAAGCCGCCGATGATGGTGAAGTTGATCAATGCCAGCACCGGCAAGCGCCAGCCTCTTGCAGCCTGTGCCCGCGCCTTGCCGGTGAGCCGGGTGAAAGCGTACGCAGCCACGCCGAATAGCGGGCCGCAAACCACCGCCCAAGCGATCAATTCAGGGCTCAATACGAAGTTCGGGACCTCATATTGTAATTGCGCACCCAGCCCGATCCACGCCACCGAGGCCGCAATCGCCGAGGTCGCCAGCGCAATCACCGCCGCTGGCCAACTGAACGCGCCCACCAGTACTTCCAGCACAAACACCGCGCCACCCAGCGGCACGTTGTAGACCGCCGCCAGACCCGCCCCGGCGCCGCAGGCGACGAGCAGGCGATGCATCTGTGGGTCGAGTCGCGCCCGCAGGGACAACCAGGTGGCGGCCAATGCCCCGATTTCCCGCGGTGCCACTTCACGGCCCAGCGGCGAACCCAGCGCCACGGTGATGATCTGCAGCACGGCGTGGGCGAGGGTGGTCTTGGGCGGCATGATCGGCATCTTTTCCGCGACAGCTTGCTTGATGCTCACCAGCGGCCGGCCATAGCGATAAATTGCCCACCAGCCCAATCCCGCCACCAGGCCGCACACCACCAGCACCAGCAGACGCCGCTCGGGCGCAGCCGCCGTGACGCCCAGCAAGAACGTTTCATCGCTGACCAGGCTGTCGAGACTATAGCCGTAGGCCAGGTGCTGAATACCGTGCAGGAGCAATGCCAGCAGCATCCCGCCCAACCCGGCACCGATACCGGTCAATACGACCACCAGGGCCAGGATCAAGGTTGAGCGAAACGTAGTCGGCAT